GCACTAACTAAACATTTTAAGTTAGATAAAATTATGTCTTATGTATTTGAAGATAACGAATTAGATAAAGAAGTTAAGCAACTTAAAAAACGAGTTGATATGTTAGAAATTATTATAAAGGAGAAATAAATATGTTAGATTTTATATCAAATAACGCAGGATTATTAGTAGGTGGAACAGGTGGTGGAATAGCACTTTATGTGCTTAAAAAGATACCAAATAAAGAGATTTGTGCTTGGGTAGAAGGATTATGCTTTACATTTGGAAGATTTATGACTTTAGGGTTAGCACAATGGAAATTTACTAAAGGAATATGGAATAAGACTATAGAACCTTGGTTTATTGATTTGATAGATAATTTTGTAGGTGGAGCACTTAGAGGTTTAATCAGAGGGTTGAGGTCTGATAAGTAATGCCATACAAGACAAAAGGTAATCGTTTAGTTAATGAAGTCACTTTAGGTGATGGTTATCCTTTGTCTTATAATTTAAAACCATTAAAGGTAGGTGGTAAGACTTCTCCACTTGAGATGTCTACTGCCTACCCTGATGATAGTAATAATGCAAGAGTTAAAGTTGTAGGCGATTTAGAGGTTACAGGTTCTATACTTAAACAACCTACAATACATATATTAAATGGTGGAACTTATGCATCAAGTTCAACAAAATTTTTTTTACCACTTGTTGGTTATAATATAGAAAAAACAGGCACAATAGGTGCTAATGAATTTGTATCATTTACACCACCTTATGCAGGTATAGTTAAAAAATTAGTTTTAAGAAGTGAATCAAGATGTGATACAGTAGTTGCAGGTTTTCATAAATCATCTGAAGGAACAGAAGAGCCAAATATAGTATCAGCAACAGAAGAAATAACAGTCGAAATGGCTCCTGATGATACTGCTTTTACATTTAATTTTACAAGTGCTTCAAATTTTCTTGTAGGAGATATAATTGCTATTTCAGTTGATGCAGATAATGCAGTTTATGATTTAGTTTGGACATTAGTTTTAGAATATTATATAGATTAGGAGTTTAGATGGGTAGTTTAGCAGGAAAATCGCCAAAAGATACATATAAGAGTTTATTAAAAGTAGCAGATGAAACTAATGGTGTTTCTACAACAGGTTCTCAAATAGAAGATGGTGAAGGTACAGCAACTTGTGCTACTATTTGTGATGATTTTTTTCATATTCAACCACAAAATGATAATTGGACAAGAACTTTTGTCGTTCAATCAACAGATAATGATTATATATTTCAAGTAGACACTACTAATAAAAAAGTAAATATAGGTTCAACACAAACACCTGCTAATACTCAATTATTAGAATTTCATTCTAAAACATTAGTTCCTGCTTCAGCAGGTACACATTATTTTGTAAGTAGACCGATGGCTTCATATTCAATTTCAGCAGTAGAACAGGCTTGTGGTACAGGTACGGACCCTGATACTTCTTTAGATGCAGGTGATGCTACTGATGATTTATTACAAAATTTATTTATAGCACCTACTAACTTAACTGTAGATGCAGTAAAATTTATGGTTTCTACAACAACAGACACCGATTGTACTATTAATGTACACTTATATAGTTTTGATATGACAAATGCAGGTGGAACAAGTGATGGAAATTTAACAAATGGAACTTTACTTGCTTTCGGAAGGGCAACATCAGTAGATAGAAATGTTATCAAAACAGTAACTTGCTCAATAGATTCAGCAAATGTTACAGCAAATAAAGTTATTGCTTGTTTTGTAGAGAATGAAACAAATACAGATTCAATAATGTTACAAACACAGGTTTTATACCACTTTGATTAGGAGAAAATAATGGCAAGATTAGAAACAAAATTAGAAATAATAGCAGGAAACGACCCAGATTACACTTGTACGATGACAGATTCTTATTCTGAAGTAGTTACTACAAAACAGATTGTGGACAATAGTAATACATTTAAAAGTATTGCTTCATTTGGTCTTGCAGCATCTATTGCTGGTGATGCTGGAGCAAGACTTTCAGGCTCTAAACTAGTAGTTGTAAAAAACAATTCACCAGTAGGAGTTGAACTTCAATTTCAAACAACAGATTGGAAAGATAATTCAGATGTAGATGCTACAAATAGTATTGATATAAGTGGAGATGGAGCAAGTACAAGGAGAGATTTTTCTTATTTACTTGGTGGTTATGAATATATGGTTCTTCCAAGTCAATGGCTTGTAAGTTATGAAAATACTCATTCAGCAGCTAATGCTAAAACTATTGATAATAAAGCTGGATATGATGTTAATAGTGGTAAATTATATGGTGCTGCTGTAGTTGATATTGCAACAGCATTAGAAAATGATACCACTACATTTGTTGTTGATGATACAGATTATTTTAAAGTTGGAGATTTGATTCAGGTGGGTTCTACTACAGGTACTACTGCTACTAATATAGAAATTATGAGAGTTGAATCTATAACTAATTCAACAACTATGGTTGTAGAAAGAGGTGTTCACGGATCAATTACAGCAGATAAAGATGCTCAAACTGATTCTACTAATGGTGTTGTAGTTAATGCTAAAGTTTATTTCCCTTGGTTTAATACACAAGAAGATTACAATAAATATCACGATGATGCTAATGCTTTAGGTATAGCACAAACTAATTCAAGTGGGAGGTATACTTCACAAAATTTATTTGGATACGGTAGAACTGCTGACGATGTAGCTTCAGGAATAGTTAAAGGTTCTTTTGCTATGAAATTTTATACTAATGGTTACCAAGAATTTGGAATGTCAGGTATTACACCTTCAACTCATTCAGGTTTAGCTGCTTCAACAACATATCAATTTAATATTACAGTAGATGGTGGTACAGAATTTGTTGATTTAGCATTTACAACTGATGCCTCTAATTTAAACTTTGGTGGCAATAACGGTATTATAAGCAAGATTCAAGCAGCACTTGATGCACAATACTACACATCAGGAAACTTATTTGAAAAAGCAGTTAGTGTAGGTATTGTTAATGGTGATATTAGATTTACATCAGGAACAAGAACAAGAAATTCAGCTATATTATTAGCAGCTCCTGGTTCAGGCACAACACCATTTGGAGTTGGTAGATTACCTGCTGTTACAGCTATAGAGGACCCAGTAGCAGGGAAATTACCTGATGATACTCTTACAGACAAAGTATACAATACTACAAAAAGTAATCAATCTGTATTTTGTTATGATGATGGTAAAGGTAATCTTATAGGTACTGCAACAGGTACTATAAATTATGAAACTGGAGCTTTAGATTTTACAGGTCCAGCTAATTCTGAATTTGCAGTAAGTTTTAATTATGATTCTGCTCATAGTGGTGGAATAACTACATCTAACATTTTAAGAACAATATCTGCAAGAAGTTGTAATTCTAAAATAGATGCAGAAGTAGAAATATTAGGTTACGTATAAAATGCCATATAAGAAAAAGAAAAAAACTAAAAAGACTAAGACTAAAAACAGGAGGAAGTAATGGCTACAGCAGCGATATATTGTACACATAAAGAATTAAAGAGAGTATTTCCTCAACTTGATAGTTTTGATAATAAAAAGCAAATTTATGGTTGGGTAGAAGTTACAAGTAATAAGTATGCTGCTCACAATAGTGGTATAGTATCTCAATTATTTGCAGATGGAGAGGATTTAGGACCTGCTCAATCAGCACATACTGATTTAAATGTTGAAGGCGAATGGTTTTATAATTCTGCTGAAGATGTATGTTATTATTATTCGGCTAGTACTCCATTAGATAAATTAATGGAAGGTGGAGAAGAATTTACTGCTATGGTTACACAGTACAGAACTGATGCAAGTAGATACCTTGATAGTATGTTAGACCCTAATATGCCTAAAGAAGCATTAAAAGACAAAGAAGGTAACTTTGATTACATTATTATTCGTACTACTGCTTTGATTGCTGCTAATTTTATGATTAAAAGCCACGATCCTAATAGTGAACTTGCTAACGCTTTAATGGAAGAAGCTAACAATAATATTGAAAATATCAATCAAGGTAAAGCAGCTTTATCTTGGCAAGTATCAAGAGATTCATCTCAAGGTGTAGTTAGAGATGTAACTTACACTTCAGGTAAAATTAGACCTGTTGATACAAGAGGTCAATGGACAGGTACTTATGACTTAATTAAGGTTAAAATAGGTACTGGTGGCGTTTTAGGAACAGCTACATATTCTGTATGGGTTAAAGATGGAGATAAACTTAAAAACAATCAAATAGTTACTAATGAAATCATAAATGGTGACTATCAAGAATTAGCTGGTGGTTTAGAGATAAGATTTGCAGGTGCTTCAGATTCTACAGAAGCTACTGCTAATGATGAATGGGAAATAGAAGTATTTGGTAGATATGAAGATGTAGATGTATCAAGTGGTAAAGCCGTTAAAATGACAAGAATTAGAAAATATGGAAGGTATAATAACTAATGCCTGTAACTTTTACTAACAACTTTAAGAATATATTAGATAAATTACGTAATGTATTAAGAACAGAATTTAAGGGTACTTTACCTATTTACATAGGGCACGAAACTAAAGAAGTGGCGACACAGTATTTACGTCTTGATCCTATAGGCAGTACACTAAGTGAGTATAATGTTAATGGTGAACTACGAGAGTATCAAGTTAATATGTTTTATTACTTTGCAGACCCTAATGTTAATAAATCATCATTAGACCACGTTTTAAGATTTGTATCAAGAATTGAGGCGTTAATACACGATAATATCAAAATGACATTATCCAATAGTACTGATTGTTTTAATTGTAGAATAGACTCTACAGAACTAAACGCCTTAGATGATGAAAACGAATATGTTGTTCAGTTTGAATGGCGAGGACAATATTTAGGTAATTTAGACTAGGAGCAATTATGAAGATTAAATTAATAAGTAAGGATAAACCCATAACATCAAATTGGTGTTTTAAAAAAGAAGGATTTTGTTCTACTTTATTAGAAGAAATAAATTCAGGTAAGCAAGTAGATGTTGATAGAGTACCAAAACTTGCTTGGGAATATGTAGAAGAAGTTAAAACAGTGAAAAAGAAACAAACAAAGGGTAGTAACCCTAAAGGAGAAAAATAATGGCTATAAATGATAAGGCTTACTCACCTAAGCAGTTCTCGTTTTTGGTTGCCGAACAAGATGATTGGGGAACTATTAACGCTGATTCAGGTGCTTCACCTGATAATTCTTGGTTAGCAGTAGATGTTGATTCTGTAGGAAGTCCATCTTTAAATTTAAATCAAGTTTTAGAACCAAGAAATGGCAGTCGTGTTTTACAGGCTACTGATTTCTTTCAAGATAAATTAAATAAAGTTATAGAAGTATCTGTATCAGGTACAGCTACAACAGAAGTATTAGATTTGTTGCTTGGTAATATCACACAAGGTGATACCGTACCATATTTGATAACATCTGTTGGTGCAGTTCAAAATATGTCAAGTGCAACATCAAATCAAACAGCAAATCAATTATTATCTATTGCGTATAAAAGTCCAGCAAGTGGTCACGCTATAGGTCTTAAAGATTGTTTTTGTACAGCTATTTCGTTCAATGCTGATGCAGGAACAGAAGGTGGTAGAATTAAATTTTCTGCTACTTTTAAAACAGGAAGCCTTCCAGTAATGAATCAAGCTGATATAGCAATAGATACAGCTATTTCATCAAACAATTACTATATGAGTTCTTGGGATGCTGATGATAGAATTATTGCAGGACACTCTAATGTTTTAGTAAATTCATTTACATTAAACATAGAAAATGATGTTGTGTTTGCAGGACCTACATCAACAGGTTTTGAATCTGCTTCAAGAGTTGGAGAAGTTTCAGCTACTGCTGATTTCAACATTAAGTATGATGATAATACTGATGTTATGTTTGAAAATATGCACGACCAAGCAACAGGTGCTTCAGAAGGAGCTACATTAATGGCAACTGACGCTACACCATCAGATGGTGAGTTTGAATTTAAATTTGCAGGTTCAGTTATCACAAATGTTGCTTTAAGTGAAGGTGATATGATGGCTTTAGATGTATCAGTAAAAGCTGTTGGTTCAGGAATTGGTTCAAGCACAGCATTATTTGAAATTGCTTGTTAATTAAAATAAAGGAATAATACAATGGAATTTAAACTTGAATCTGGTAAGAAGATTAAGTTAAAAGATGTATCTATAGATGAGAGAGATGAAATGCTTGATTCTGTACAATATCAATACGATAAAGATGGTAATGTAGGGCAAATCAAAATGATGCACTCTACAATGACTAAATGGATTCGTACAGGTGTTGATGGAGATACGTCTGATAAGTTTCTAAAAACTCTTTCACTACAAGATAAAACTGAAATTTTTACAAAAATGCAGGAGTATCTTCTAGTGGGGGAAGAGAAAGCCTCCAAGTAGAGTTAACTATATTGTCTGATAGCTGTGGAGGCTGTCAATATTGTGAATTTCCATACGAAGCACAGATACCTGTAAATACAGGAAACGGATACGAAATACGAGAGTTTAGATCACAAGATGATGTTTGGGCAGTTATTGATTTAATTACCCAAGAAACTAAAAGGTTTAACGAAGAAAAAGGAAAGGAGTTTGATGTGGCAAAAAGTATAGCAAGTCAAATTCCATTTTTTGGTTGTTTTAATCATATAAGAAATGAGAAATATCTTAAACTTCTTAATAAATATTTATATTGTACTGAAACAGGAACACCAGCTCATAAAGGTTCTTATGGTGAGCAACCTGCAAGATGGGTACAATATTTTTTTATAATTAAAAATGCGATGGCGAAGAAGATGAATAACGTAAAAGAGAAAGCGAAAAAAGATGTCTGATATTATAGTAAGTTTTAAAGCAAAAGGACACAAAAGATTAATAGAAGCAATTAAAAAGTTAGAATTAGCACAAAAAGGTGCTTCTAATGCTAATGATAAATACAATAAGAGTGGTAATGGTGCATTAAAAACAAACAGATTGCTTGGTGGTTCTTTTGCTACTTTTCGTTCTCACTTATTGTTATACAACTTTGCTATGGGTCTTGGTATTAAGCAGACTGTTGAATTTGCTAAACAAGCAGCCAAAGTACAAGATATGTCAAGAGCATTTACTACATTAAGTGGTACTGGCGAAAACGCAGCTTTATCTGTTTCTAAAATAAGTAATGCAGTAAAAGGCACAATGAGCCAAATGGATTTATTCAAACAAGCTAATAATGCTATGATTCTAGGCGTTACAAGAAATACAGATGAAATGGCTGAAATGTTCCAAATAGCACAAACTCTTGGTGCTGCTCTTGGTGTGGATACCCCTCAAGCTGTAGAATCTTTGATAACTGGTATTGGTCGTCAATCTCGTCTTATGCTTGATAACATTGGTATTATTGTAAAAGCAGATGAAGCATACAAAGCTTATGCTGACAGATTAGGTACAACTGTTGATAAATTAACAGATGCTGAAAAAAAACAAGCATTTTTTACTGCTGCTATGGAATCTGCAAGAACAAAAGCTGCTGAACTTGGTAACCAACAATTAACTGCTCGTGACCAATTTAATAAATTCAATGCAACTATTTCTGATTTTACTAATTTTATAGGCGAAAAAACAACCCCTATAGTTTTAAGTTTTTTTAATAGTTTTGGTGAATCATTAAAAAGAATTACAGAAACAGATTTAGAAACAACTATTAGACAACTTGAAGGTTTAGGTGTTTCTGCTGAAAACCTAGCTAAATTAAACAGGTTATTAGGTATGGAACAAGCAAGGGAGCAGATAAAAAAATCACAAATATCAATATCAAGAAGTCTTGAACAATTAATACCATTAACAAGTATAAAAGCCATTGAAGATTTTGGTGCTGCTGTAGATATTCTTAAATTTGAAGGTGTTCAATCACCACTAGATGAAATAATTGTAATAGACCCTAAAAATTTAAATTTTGATGCAATACAAACAGAATTTGATAGAATATTAGCTATGGCAGACCAATTTTCAGAAGGATTAGCAGAAGCAGATGCCCCTGATAAACAAGCTCAATTCCGAGAAAGAATAGAACATTTTACACAACTAGCAGTTAAATATCAAGCTATATTATCAGAAAATGATAAATTAATTATAGCTAACCAAACTTTAGCAGGAACTAATGAAGAAGTAACAGAAACAAATAACGAAAGAGCAAATTCTACAAACATATTAACAAACGCATTGAATAATGCTTTTATTGCTGCTAATAAGAAGGTAGAAGCATTAAAAGAGGAATTGGAACTCAATAAACAACTTTTACAATCCTCTGCTGCGTTAGGTAAAAGTTATAAAAATGCAGGTAAGGCTGCTGTTGCTGCTGCTCGAGCTGCTGTTTCAGCTAAAATTCAAGAGGCAGTTATGCAATATATGGCAGAAGCGATGACTAAAATTCCATTTCCTGCAAGTTTAGGTGTTCCTATATTAGGTGCAGCTATGGCTGGAGCTTTAGGTTCTGTTCTTTCAGGTTCATCTTCAAATATAGGTTCTATTTCTGCACCTAGATACGCTGAAGGTGGTTATGTTGGTGGTAGACCTCACTCTCAAGGTGGAACTATAATAGAAGCAGAACGTGGTGAGTTTGTTATGAGCAGAAATGCTACTGAATCTATCGGCTTAGAAACTTTAAATCAAATGAATCAACAAGGTGGTGCAGGAAATATCAATATAAGCGTTACAGGCAATGTTTTAACACAAGATTTTGTTGAAGGCGAACTTGCAGAATCAATTAAAGAAGCTGTCCGTAGAGGTAGCGATTTTGGACTTAGTTAATGATAGAATTACCTCCAAAGTTTAAACAAGCATTAGGAAATGGTGTTAGAACATCTTTATATCCTTTGGTTAGGATTTATGAGGGTTATAGAATAGATGATACTATTCCTGAAGATGCAGAATCAATAAATTTATCAATTAAGGAAACAACAATTAAAAACTTAAATGATACTTATGAAAATTATGATCCTTTACTTTTAAATTCACCTTCAATAAAAAACTCTGCCGACATTATAAATAATAAATACACTATATCAAGTGTATCTCTTTCTATATCCAACGCACCATTTCAAGGTAAAATATTTAGTGATGATATTCAAAATCTATTAAACGCTGTATGTCAAGTATATTATTGTGCTAATGGTATTGATAGTATTGAAGATTGTTTATTGGTTTACACAGGTACTATTAGAAGATTTAATCAATCGGCAGAAACTATAAAATTAGAATTAGAAGATTTAACACAACAAATGTTATCTAACAAAATACCTTCTTCTTTAATAGATAAAGAAGAATATTATAAACAAGATGATATAGGAAAACCCTATCCTATGGTTTATGGTTTTGTTGATAAATCACCTGTTATTGCACGTTCTTTAGGAGAGAATAATATGGGTGAATTACAACAAGAGTTAACAGAATTTAATATTGATAAAATAGGTAAAAAAATTCAAGGTTTATGGACAAGTCCAAATAATGAAGAATATGGCAATACAAATTTAACAAATTCTCATCCATTAATTTCAAATGGCTATATTAAACAAATTGGCACATTGTCAGTTTATGAAAATAATTTTGTTCCTATAGCACAATATTTAAATTATGAAAAAGAATGGTCATATTATGTTGATGGTATTTATGATGATTGGGTAGAAGGTTATAATAAAATTACTATTGATGCAGATAGAGTTTATTATTTTGAACAAGCAGGATATAATAGTTCAGCATCAGTAAGGGTTGAGGGTCAAGCTGTAATAAATGAAGGTAATTTAATTGGTATTCCTACTAGGATTTATAGACCTTTAGATAAAATGGCTTGTGTAAATAGAAGACTTAATATTAGTGGACAAGTTTTAGACCAAAATAGAATATATGGCTTTACAGGTTATGATGGTATTGGAGATGGTAGTGCTAATAACTTTATTCCTTGGGAAGAAGAAAATGCTATGAATTGGGCAGGTTACTATCAAGAAAATTGGACCGAAGGTGACGAAACTTGGTGGATACCCACAGATTGCCATGAGAATAACGCAGAGCAAGTTACAGTTACTACTAATATAGATGATTATTGGAAATTGCACAAACCTGAAACCAAAGGTTTTTACCCTATTGACAATTTACAGGATGGCTTGACAGATAAAGGTATTTGGATAATAGGTAAAAATGAAGATGGTAAATCAGGTTTTGCTTATGTTAAATTATACCTTAAAGATAATGTTGGAAATTTTCCTTGTTCATCAAAAATGGTGTACGATGCACAATACCATAGTTTTGATGGTATGGATTATAATGGAGATTATGAATTAGCTTATGGTGCAGAATTTTTTGATAATAATGCTAGTTTAGTATATGGTGGACAAAATTTAATTGATGCACAAACTTTAGCAGATAATTTACATTTTCCTCACGTTCCAAACCAAAGTGGAGATTGGCGTAATATTAATTATGGAACACAACAATCAGGAACAGAAGATACAGTTGAATTAATTAATGGTTTTGAAGAATTGAAAACATTTAACAATACTACTGCATTTGAAAATATTAATTTTGGTATGTTGAAAGTTCCACAATATCATACTGGTTACGATGATTATTCTTATTGTTCTGTTATGTTATTTAATTGTTATATTTTACAAGATGCAGTTATTGACCAACCACTTGATAAAAAGTTTTTTGCTGATGTTTCAGGTAGAACACAAAATGACGAAGTTATAGTATCGGCACAAAATATACTTAAAGATATTTTAGAAGATGAACTTAATTATAAAGAAGGTAATGTTCAATTAATAGATGAAATAGATAGTTGGCAAAATTCTTTCACATTAAATGAGCAAAAAGAAGCTAAACAAGTATTTGAAGGATTGTTTAAATCATCTTTGATGATTCCTTCTTTTAATGCAAACGGTCAATTTAAATTTATACCAATACATCAGATTCTAAATGGCATTTCATACACTAAAATACATAATCAAGATATACTTAAATATTCTTTTAGTTTAACAAAATTAGATGATATTAAAAATCAAGTTAATGTGAAGTATAAAAAGAATTATGGTTCTGGTGAGTTTGATAAACAAACAGGATACTCTTTAATAGATTCAAATCAAAATGAATTTGATAACTATGATAAGATAACTGAATCTATGTATCCAAATGATCAAAGTAAATGGTATAGTATTGATTATTACGGCTTAACATCAGAAGAAGCAAAATTAGAAGTAGAAACAGAATATATAAGAGATGATGATACGGCAAGAAAATTACAAAAAAGATTAGTATCTTGGTATGCTAATCAACATTTAATAACTAAAATAGATTTACCAGTTAGTTATATGAATTTAGAAGTAGGTGACTATATTAAATTTAGTGAACTTATAGGTGGTAAACTTGCATTTGGATATAATTATACTGTAGACACTATAAAAAATGGACAAGTTATTTATCCTGTGTTTTTTATAACTAAAATTAATAAATCATTAGACAAAATCAGTATAGAGGCAATACAAGTTAATCGTGGAGATTATGGTTCTAGAGTTATTGTTGATGAAGAAGATGAAATAGGTGGAACAATTTTTGATGAAGGTGGTAATGATGGTCAAGCTAATTTTGATTTAGCTGACCCAAATGATAACCCTAGTTATGATGATGACACTATAGTAGAAGAAGAAGAATTTGAAATTGAAGAATATTTGAATGTTAGTTGGCTAAATGATGATGATAATTTAAATCATAGTCCTACAGCTATTGTTTCAACAACTATAGAAGGTGAATTTGATGTTGATATATTCGTTATACTTAATGAAGAACCTTTTCAATATGGACAACCCCAAACACCTTTAGTGATGCCAGAAGTACAAGAAGGTCAAGAGCACTCTGCTAATAATTATTTTGACCATGATATAGAATATTATTTTGAAAACGGAATTAGAAAGGGTGGAAGAGTTTATTTATCTACTCCGTATTTAATACCTGAAGGTCATCCTGGAATTATTTGTATTTTAAGAATAACATATCAAGGAACAGAATATACTCAAGACTTAATGTTCACACAACTTTATTTTACTCCACCACCACTTCTTTTAGGTGATTTAAATGATGATGGTAGTATTAATATTTTAGATGTTACAATAATGGCAGGTGCAGTCGCTTATGATAATACAGAACATTTACCTGATACAGCAGATATGAATGGTGATGGTACTGTTAATCTTTTAGATATAGTAATGTTAGTAACCCAAATCGTAAACAGTAATGATGGAGATGAGCAGGGAGAAGATGAAACAAGCCCTACATAAAAAAGATAGAATAAGAATAAGAAAACCTAAAAGACAGGAAAAAGCTATTATAATGGTAGATAATGGTATTTGTTCATTAGAAGCAGATGTCGGTGTTATGGGTATTCAGTTGGAGTTTAGGGGTAAGGCAGAGATAACACCTGATCTTCCAGAAGGATGGATTTTACAAGGAAACAGAAGTAGAATGATAATGTTTACGTTACAGGCTCTACCTATCCAAAATCAAACATTATTTACTTATACAGGTAGTATTGATATTTTAAAAGCTATAGTTTCTAATGATAAAGGTGAACAATTGTCTGAAGCAATAAAAACAAGTAATTCAAACTGGGATTCACAATCATTTAATTTTATGGTAGATACAACTAGTTGGGAAGATTATAAAGATACTAAAAGAGTTGGAAAAGTTAAAAAAACTATTTATAATTTACCTGATTACGATTTACCAAAGGTAGAGAAGAAAACAAAAATTAAGAGAACACAGGCGAGTTCTCGTAGTACAGGAGGATATTAATGGGAAAGCAAGTTAAAACGCCAAGATTTTATGTAGATATACCTACATTTTTACACGCCACAGGGCAATTAGATTGGGATTTTTTTAGAGGTGGCGCAGAACTTTTATATATGAATCCTTCTAATCCTGTTCTAAGAGATTGGGGAGTTGCAGATGACCCAACAACAATGTATTCTATAGGACACGCAAACAACAATCAACCCAAAACATCTTTTCCTATTAATTTTTGTGCTTTGTTAAATCATAACCTTGCATCAGATGCTTTGCGATTTAGTGTGGTAGGTAAAAAAGGACTTACTTCAAATGATGGAACAGATCCAAGATTACACGCTAATTTAGGAGCTGTATCAAATGTTTTAAATACTCCAAATCCTACTTATGGTGATTTAGCACCTTCATATAATGGTACAAATATATGGACTTTTAGTGATAAAGATGGAGAAAACGAATATTGGAGGAGTTTTGAAATTTATTTTCCTGATGGTTTTAATGATTATTCACATCAAATAGGTTCTTTTGTTGTAGGCAAGTATTGGGATGCTCCTAACTCACCTGATTTAAGCCTTACTATGTCTAGACGATTTGACGGCATTAAAAAACAAAAAACAATAGGTGGCAAAACATTAGCTAACATTTATTATGATGGACCAACAGAATGGACTATGAACCACCCTGATGATGGAACTTATAAATATCCACCATTTGAATTAGATTACCCTTTAGATGATTTTGCTTCTGAAATAGGTTTTAACGCAAGAGCAAAAAGTGGTTTAGGAAGAAAAGGGTTAAGAAGCTGGAATCTTACATTCTCATATATAAGTGAAGATAATATGTGGATGGAAAATGAAGTGTCTAATACATTAATTTCAGATGATACAGATTTTTCTAATACTGATGCTAACCCTATGCTATCAGATAATAGTTTTAATTTTGTATGGAATTGTACATTAGGTGGAACTTTACCTTTTATATTTCAACCAGATAATAGTGAAACAGGAAATAATCCTGATAGATTTGCTATATGTACTTTTAGACAAAATACTTTAAGTGTAAAACAAGTGGCTTATAATACTTATACTTTAAGTATTACTATTGATGAGGTTGCCTAGCATTAGGTAGAACAATACCCATATCTGTTACTGCCCATCTTTTTATTATTTCAATAAGTTCAGTAAATTCTTCTACAGATAATTGTTTAGTGGATCCAATGTCATATTTTTCTTTGATAGTTTCGTGCATTTCTTGTTCAGTATAGCCTAATTCTTTTGATAATATCCTAATTATAACCCTATAATAAGCATTTTGTTGTGGAGAACGCACTTTTTCGGCAGGTTTTATCTCTAGGTGAACATCACCCTCAATTAGATATAAGTAATCCCTAAATCCAAGATTATCATCAAGTGTTAATTTACCATTTTTTATTTTACCTGCGAATTTCATTACCATTCATCTCCAAATATAACAACTGCCGATGGAAATGGTGCAGGTTGTGGCTTTTTACCATTCTCAAATTTAACCCTACCTTTTAAAAACCTTATTGTTGCGTGTGGGAAAATATAATCGTGCCAGTAACGAGTATCAGTTCTTGCAGGTATTAAACATACAACAATAGCACCTTTTTCATATTCTTCGTATGCTTTTTTTATCCATTTACCTATTTCTCTACCATAAGGTGGATTCATAAACACTCTTTCCCCCCCCCAGTCTTGTAATAACCCATCATCTTCTTTTGTATAAAAGTTAGGACATTTTGCATTATCTTTCGTAGCACACGGATCAAGTGTGAATAAAAATTCTTCATCTAGAATATCAAATAAACTTTTTGGTGTCGCCCATTCATTGCTATCGCTTGAAAAATGTACTTTCATTCTGCGAAATACCCCCTTAATAAATAAAAAGCCTCTTTCCATAGGTTAAGGCTATGTTTGTGTTCAAATTGAAAAGAACCTATATTATGTCTTTCTGTGTGGTGTTTACGGCACAATGGTATGCAAGTAAAGTCTTT